CCTATAAGCCCAACTTTGTGAACTACATGTTCAAGGATGATATGATTTGTGATGGTATTGAGAACTGTGTTCGATATATCCACAACTTTAGTCCTGAGAAGTCAAAGAATCCTTTTGCTTATTTCACTCAGATTATCTACTTTGCTTTCCTCCGTCGTATCTCCATGGAGAAGAAGCAACTAGAGATTAAGAATAAGATTCTTGAGAAGTCAAACTTTGATGAAGTCTTTGATTCCAATGACCTTGACAGTGACAACTATTCAGAATATAAAAGCATTAAGGACAGTGTTCACTCTAAGCTAAGAAACTGATGAGTAAGGTTGCTATCATTACAGACACTCACTACGGAGCACGTAAAGGGTCTAAATTATTTCATGATTATTTTGAGAAGTTCTATAATGATATCTTCTTTCCTAATCTAGATGAACATGGAATTGATACTGTCATTCACATGGGTGATGCTTTCGATAGTCGAAAGGGTATCGATTTTAAAGCACTAGATTGGGCAAAACGAGTAGTATTCGAACCTCTCAAACAGAGAGGTATTACTATGCACCTTATGGTTGGTAACCATGATGCATACTATAAGAATACTAATAGTATCAACGCTGTTGAACTCCTACTACAGGAGTATGATAATGTAATCACATACTCTAAAGCCCAAGAAGTTGAAATTGGTGGATTGGGCATCCTCTTTATTCCCTGGATTAATGATGAAAATTCTGAAGATACTTTCAAACTTATTAAAGATAGCAGTGTGCGATGCGCGATGGGGCACCTCGAGCTCTCGGGATTTAGAGCTCATCGTGGGTGCATCATGGAAAACGGTATGGATGGCCAACTATTTGAGAACTACGAAAAAGTCTACTCTGGCCACTACCACACTCGATCATCCGATGGGAAGATCTTCTATCTGGGAAATCCCTACGAGATGTTCTGGAACGATGTCAACGACACAAGAGGATTCCACCTCTTCGACACAGAAACCCTAGAACATACTCCTATTGATAATCCTTATCAGTTGTTCCATAACTTATACTATGAGGATACGGATCATCAGATGTTTGATGTAACATCTTATGAGAATAAGATTGTTAAAGTGATTGTGAAGAAGAAGACTGATAGTAAAAAGTTTGAGAAGTATATTGACAAACTTTACTCTGTTGGTGTAGCAGATTTAAAGATTGTTGAGAACTTTCAACTCACCGAGTCTGAAGACTTTGAGGTTGAAGAGTCAGAAGATACCCTCTCTATTCTTGATAGATATATTGGAGAATCAGAAACAGACCTGAGTAAAGAACGTATTCAGAATGTTATGAGATCAATCTATCAGGAAGCATGTGAAACCGTCTAATGTTTATTATTGCAGTTGAAGGTAAAGAAAAAGAAGGAGCATACTCAGTCATTGATGAGGATGGAGAACAAGTTCTCTACATCTTTGTTGATGGTGATGATGCCACCAGATACTGTATGCAACTTGAAGAACTGGACTATCCTAAGATGAAAGTTTTAGAGATAGATGATAAACTTATGGTCAAAACCTGTGAACTGCATGAACACAGGTATACCATCATTACACCTAATGATATTGTGATTCCCCCCGATAACGCAGATGATTATCTTTGAGAAGGTTCGCTGGAAAAACTTTTTAAGTACAGGCAATCAATTCACTGAAATACAATTAAATGAGAGTCAATCCACAATGATTGTGGGTACTAATGGTGCTGGTAAGAGTACCATTCTTGATGCTCTGTGTTTCTCTCTATATGGTAAGTCGTTTAGGAAGATCAAGAAGGATCAACTAATCAATACTACCAACGAGAAAGGTGCAGTAGTTGAGATTGAGTTCAATGTTAATAAGGTTGATTGGAAGATTGAAAGGGGGATCAAACCAAACACATTCAAGATCTGGCGTAATGGTGAAGAACTAGATCAGAAAGCATCTGCTATCGACCAACAGAAGTGGTTGGAACAGAATGTATTGAAGATGAACTACAAGAGTTTCACACAGATTGTGATTCTAGGTAGTAGTTCATTTGTACCATTCATGCAACTTCCTGCAACCAGTAGAAGAGAAGTTGTGGAAGATCTGTTAGATATTAAGATCTTCTCATCGATGAATGTACTGATCAAAGATAAGATCCGTAACCTGAAAGAAGGTATTAGAACTCTAGAACTAAAGAAAGAGTCACTTAATGATAAGGTTCGAATGCAAAAGAACTTTATTGATGAGTTAGAAACTCGTAGTCAAGATGATATTAAACAAAAAGAAAGTAAGATCAATAACCTTCTGACTGAAGAAAATGATTTTATGAATGGTAATGATAATCTGAACCAGGAACTTGTTACACTACAGGAAGAACTTAAGGAATACTCCGACTCTAGTAATAAACTTCGTGAGTTTGGTAACATTAAAGGCAAACTATCTCAACGTATCTCTACATTAGTTAAAGACCATAAGTTTTTTAACGATAATACGGTTTGTCCTACCTGTGATCAGGAGATTGAAGATTCATTTAGGTTAAATAGAATTGAACGCTCTCAAACTAAAGCAAAAGAGTTGCAAAAGGGTTATGAAGAACTCTTAGTGGCAATTAAAAAGGAAGAGAATAGAGAGTCTCATTTAAAATCCTTATCAGGAGACATCAGTAAATTACTTAATGGCATCACTTCTAACAATTCTCAGATCAATAGTTGCCAACGACAGGTCAAGACACTTGAATCAGAAATTCAAACACTTACCTCACAACTTGCAGACAGAAATTCTGAGCACGAAAAGCTCGAACAGTTCAGAGAAACTCTCCAAACAACTTATGAGGAGTTAGCCGTTAAGAGAGAAGATACTTCATACTATGACTTCACATATAACCTACTGAAGGATGGTGGTGTAAAGACAAAGATTATCAAGAAGTATCTTCCACTGATCAATCAACAGGTGAATAAGTATCTCCAGAAGATGGAGTTCTATATCAACTTCACCTTGGATGAAGAATTTAACGAGACAGTACAGTCTCCCATTCATGAAGACTTTTCCTATTCTTCTTTCTCAGAAGGTGAGAAGATGAGGATCGATCTTGCTCTTCTATTCACATGGAGAGAGGTTGCAAGGTATAAGAACTCAGTAAATACCAACCTCTTGATCATGGATGAGGTATTTGATAGTTCTTTGGATGGTTTTGGTACAGATGAATTCCTCAAGATTATTCGTTATGAGATACAAGATGCTAATATTTTTGTAATCTCTCATAAGGAATCACTATTTGATAAGTTTCAAAATGTAATTAAGTTTGAGAAATGTAAAGGTTTCTCAAGAAAAGTGTAAGAAGATACAAATGTTAGTGAATTAACACAAAGTATACTATATACTAATGGTATCATGGAGATTAGTTATGAAAAACTTGGTATCACGTAACGAGTTAGCAACTTGGGAGTGGGACGAAAAAGGTACAGAGGAGGAAAAGTACGATCAAGTAACAGAATACTTTCAATGTATTACTGAGTGCGACATTCCAGATCACGACGCTAAACGATTCTGTAGACACATTTTAACTACTACTTAATCATATAAAAAACAACTCAGGAGTTGCCTACCAAAGAACCCCCCGAAAGGGGGGTTTGGTGTGCCAGTTGTTAAAGTGGTAGAACCCTCTCAATAATTTTGTTACTCACCACTAAAATGCTCTATAAGTGAATGAGACATCACAATGGTAAATTACGAGATCAAGTCACAACTAGCAAAACTCCTAGCTACTGAGGATCTTGTAGTTGAGAATCGTAATGCCCAAACTGCATCCTTTGATGTTGAGAACAGAGTTCTGACTCTGCCAATGTGGGAGAGAGCGTCAGGCACTGTCTATGATATGTTGGTTGGTCATGAGGTGGGTCACGCACTCTTTACTCCTGATGATTGGTCTTGGGAGAAGAGAGTTCCTCGTTCTTTTGTGAATATCACAGAAGATGCTAGGATTGAGAAACTTATGAAACGTAAGTATCCTGGATTAACTAAAACATTTTATAGAGCATATAAAGATCTATCAGAGGAAGACTTCTTTGAACTGAGTGATGTAGATATTAATGAGATGAACCTGGCTGATCGTATCAACTTAAAGTATAAGATTGGAAACTGGGTTGATGTTCCCTTCACTGATGAAGAGATGGAACTGGTTGATTTAGTTGGTAAGAGTGAAACTTTTGGAGAAGCAGTATTTGCAGCAGAAGAAGTATATCGATACACCAAAGAACAACTCAATACACAAACTCCACAACCAAATCTTGAAGAAGTAGTAGAGACACCTCAAGGAAGTGGTGAAGAGATTGAGTCTGAAGAAACAGAAGAATCTAATGAAGAAACACTTGATATTCCTGAGATGGAGAGTGAAGATCATAGTGAAGGTAAGTCAATCCAACAACAACCTCAAGAGATAGAACCTGAAGTTACAACTGATGATGTGTTCTCAGAGAATATATCTGAGTTGAATAGTCCATCAGATCTAACAGGTGGTAACTCTTACTATCAGATTCCTAAGTTGAACTATGATGATATTGTTGTTCCTAACTCTGAGATTCATGAGTTGATTGACGCATATTGGAGAACTTATGAAGACAATGTATTTAAAGAATCAGATAGTGATTACTCCAAGTTCAAGAAGTCGGCACAGAAAGAAGTCAACTATCTTGTTAAAGAATTTGAGTGTAAGAAGTCAGCTGACTCATATGCCAGAACTACTACTTCAAGAACTGGTGTTCTGGATTGTACTAAACTTCACACCTACAAGTATAATGAAGATCTTTTCAAGAAAGTATCTGTAGTTCCTGATGGCAAAAATCACGGTCTAGTCTTCATTCTTGATTGGTCTGGATCTATGTGTGATTCTCTTCTGGATACAATCAAACAACTCTATAACTTGGTCTGGTT